GAGCAGGCGCTCAAGGCAAATAATAGGGCAAGAACCAAGAATAATTTATTCATGTTTCTCCTTTTTTTTATAAGTAGTTGTTTCATTTTCAAAAGTTAATGCAGTTGCATTCTCTTTTTCTTCTGATTGACAACATTCTCCAGATTCTTCCTTTTTTTCAGTGTGTGTTTTACAGCATTTGTTTGGATCTATTGGCATGATTCACACTCATCATTCAAATTAATTGTAGGTCCTGATGGATTGCAAGTGCAGGTATCGCATGCACATACACCATTAGCATCTGAATGTTCTTTCACATTACAATGGCAGTCACAGAAACAACCTTTACACTTTGTCATCTTTTATTTCCTCAATATTATAGAAGAATCTATCAGAATCTTCTGTTTTCCATTTTCGGTCATCTTCTACATTCCATTCTGAAGTCTGAACTTTCCAATCATATGGAACTTCATCCTTAACAGTAAAAGAGGGAATACTCCATATAATTCGATTGTTTGGCTGAGCTGCATAATTGCCATCTTCCAACGCCATTATGTGTGCGCACTTATGTTCGTGCGGAATTTCTGAATGATCAGTGTCTACTATATTACTCTCTGGATGGGCCCAGTCAACCGTAAAAAGATAGGCACCTGGGTGCCATTTTTTATCTTTTCCTATGTATTTTCCTGATTGACCGTCTAAGATATCAAAAGAAGAGACAGCAGGATAGTAGCTAAAGCAATTCCACAGCTCCAGCTCATCAAGTCTATATCCAGGAACTTGATCCGCTCTAAATCCTCTTTGGATGAATGCTGATATAGGGAGCCTATAAAAGACCGCACCATTTTCCATAATTGTATGAAAGAGTATGGGACGCCCCGTAATCGATGCCAGGCCAAAGATAATGCAGTCTTCAACTTCTCCATGATGCTCTTTAAGATCGTGGAGATATTCTCTCCTGATCTGCGCGTAGGTTGCAGGAATGTTTACATTCAGGTAAGCCATTTCTCATATAGTTCCTAGTTTACTAAAAAATATATAGCAACAACCACTACCACTATAGCGATAGATATCTTTGGATTAGCATGTGCTAATGCCCAAAGTTGTTTTACTTTTTCCATAGTTTCCTCCTATTTTATTAAACCCCAGTTGCTTGCAGCCGCATAGTCTACCTTATTAGGTATTTGCAGCTNTACTGTTNATTCCATAATCTCAACTATTTTTTGAGCTTGTATATCATTTTCCACAGAAATATCTAGTTCATCATGAATTTGAATGTGNGCTATTATACCTTCTTTATATAGATCAATCATAGCCTTTTTAGTCATATCTGCAGCGGATCCTTGAATCAATTTATTTAAAGCTTTATAGGTATAAGCTCTCTTAATCCCTGGTCCGTGTTCCAAGATCGCTTGTTCATGCGGCAATGCCTTGTGAATTCCAAACCTAGTAGGTTCCCACAAAGGAAAGCGACATCTTCTACCTAACAATGTTCTGATGTGACCAGCGTCCTGGGCTCTATTAGATGCAATATCCATTAACTGTTTAATGAAAGGCACACGTTTATGATAAATATCAAAAAGTTCTTGAGCTTTATCAGATGAAACCCCTAGTTCAGCCTGGAGTTTTCCTTTTCCCATTCCATAGAATAGTCCAAGGTTAATGGTTTTGGCTTGTTCCCTAGGTATCTGCGCCATGTCAGCTACAATTTTATGAAAATCTGCAGTGCCTTCTTTATAAGCTTGAACTACATCTTCCACTTTATATAAATTTTCCATGCTAGCATAATGGACCACGAGTCTCGGTTCTTGTTGACTGTAGTCAAAGCATCCCCACTTGTGATTTTTTTCTGGTAAAAATAAAGAACGAATCATAGGTCCGAGGTCCTTGTTCCTTGTGGGAATCTGCTGAAGATTAGGATTTGAATAGCTAAAACGGCCCGTTACCGTGCCTCCTCCATCCCCCCTTAATTGATTTATTTCAGCATGAATCCTGCCTTTATGAGCATACTTAAGAATTGAATCTATAAAAGTACTGTGAGCTTTATTGATTTCCCGTGCTCTTGCTATCTTTTTAATAACAGGGCTAGGATGATTTTGTAAAAAATTTTTAACAAAACTAGGTTCTTTTGCTTTAATAGTCCTAGGATAAGGCAAGTCTAATTTATCAAAAACTTTTGCCACAGATCGTGCGGCCATGATTTGTACATCTATTCCAGTTTCTTTGTGTACTTCCATTAATAATTTTTTCTCCATGGTAATAAGAGTTTTCTTATGCTTAGTGGCTGTTTCTTCGCTTACTCTTACCCCTTTCATTTTCATTTCAACAATGCATGGAAATAATTGAGTTTCTAAATCAAAGATTGATTCGCAATCTTCACGATGTAGTTCTATTTTTAATTCTTTCCATAAACGAAGAGTTAAAGATGCATCTTGTTCCGCATATTCACCTACATACATTGCAGGAAGTTTATACATTTCTGATTTAGGATCCAGGTTGAATTTTTTAGCGGCTTCACGTAAAGCTACTTCATTTTTTCCTTCCCCTATATAGCTTCTGCATAAAGAGTTAAGATCATATTTCATTTTATTTTCATTCACGACTCCCGCTGCAATCATGGTATCAACTATTTTACCATTGATCCGTACATTAGGAAGAGTTTGCTTAATCCAACAAACATCATAAAGAGAATTGTGAAAAATTTTAGTGGCATCATTTTTTAAGAGAGTAGTAAACCAGTTCAATACTTTATTCCTGTCCATGTTCCCACCGCCTTCATGGGCTATAGGATAATAACCCTTCCATCCATCCACGGCGACGGAAATACCTGCGATAAAACCATCGCCGATAGCGGATCCTGGTCCACGTGATAATAAATGAATATCTTTAGTTTCTAAATCAATTGCTATTTCTTTAGCATCTTTAAGTTCAGGAAACTCGGATGGTTCTAACCATTCTGTTGGTGCAACAAATGCTGTCATTGAACCCCCCACCAAATTAGAAATGCAGGTATGACAATATGTTCAAAAATCTCGTAGATACATAGAAATAATAATAAAAATGTAAACCATATACTTGTCTTAGATTTTTTAATTAAAAACTTAAACATTCCTTCATGCCACATAGTTATTTTTTGTGTAATTTTTAATAATATTTTTCTCATGAATAATCCCTCTCAATTGCCATTTCACAATAATGAATAGCTTTTTCTAAATCTTTTTTCTGTCCTCTTTGCTTATGCCTACATAAATATTTAATGGCATTTCCTTCAGCAAAAGGAATGTTATTTTTATTAATAAATTCAGAAGGTTGGATCACCATCGATTGATAATGATCCCCACCTATCTGACGTTTATAAACGTTCTTCGTCATATTACTCTGGACTCATTTCTGGAACAATTCTATAAAAATTATCCTGTTCCGGTTGTAATATATACAGAGTCTCCTTAGCTCTAGTAATTCCCACATAAAATTGTCTATGGACATTATTTGGATTACGTTCGTAAGATCTCATAGCAGCCCAGGAAAGATCGGGCAGTAGTGCAACTTTATTAGACTCTCCTCCTTTAGCGCCATGAATAGTTGACAATGTAATTCTAGGAGGTTTAGTTAAGTCTTCTTCATTTCTTTGCATTGCCTGTATATAGTTGATTGTCCGTGTATTACAGTTCAAAGCTTTAGACCAAATCTGATCTTCCAGAAGACCATGATCTTCTTTACATTCAGCCATAGTATAACTTCNATCGGGCATCAATGTTTTACATTTTTTGAATCCTCTNCGAATTTGACGNTTCTTAACACTCAAAGTACTGTAAATTCTTTTGACAGATTCAAACGATAATCGTGCTCCTGACCTCCATTGTTCCCATTCTAGCAAAGTAGTAATAAATATTTCTGATACTCCTCTACTACCTGTAGTTTGGTAAGGATAGCCCCAAGATTCTAAATAATCTTTAACCGGCTCCAACATATAATTGGCGCTAGATAAGACTAACATTTTTCCTTTTTTAAAATCTATGGCACGAATGTTATTAATCCAATGAACTTCTCCTTCCCCTGGTCTAGGTTTCCAGATTTTAGGTTGTCTCTTTAAGATACGCCCCGATATAAGATCAGCTAATTTTTTAATTTTAGCTGGTATTCTATAAGATTGAGAAAGAATTGTTTTTTCTCCTTCTAGTCCTAAAAAATGATCTACATCAGCGCCTTGAAAAGTATAAATAGCTTGATCATCATCCCCTGCGATGTAAGATCTTTTAGCATTCTTTTCTAGCAAATGTACCATCTGCCATTGAAGCCAGTTTAAATCTTGGGCTTCATCCACAAATAATACATCCAGTTGAGGAGAAATTTGTTTCTCAACAACTTGCTCAATGACATCTGTAAAATCATATTTATGATGTTCTTTTTTCCAAACAGGTAAGGCTTTGGAAATTTTTTCCAGCTTTAACCAGTCCAAACTTCCGCGATGTTCATTTTTATCGTATTGTTCCCTTAAGGAAATACCTCTATAGCGTCCTATATTAATGCAATTAAGATATTCATTTTTAGATATAACCATTCCTGTTTCATCTAGAGCATTTTCAGTATTAAAATTCACAATACCTATCCAATCTGCAAATTCTTGATAATCAGCAGTTTTCATAAGCTGGGTGCTAGGATCAATACCTAGTAATCTGAATGCTAAAGAGTGTAAGGTCCTGAAATTAGGTAAATCTTTTTCAGTTAAATCAAACCCTTCAATCTTTTGCGCTCTATTGAGAGCTACAACATTAGCTCTCTTACTAAAGGATACATATCCTATCCTTTCGGGCTTTACTCCTTTCTGCAGTGAGTCTGCAACTTTTTGTAGTAGTGTTTGGGTTTTTCCAGTTCCTGGAGGCCCAAAGATAATTTCTCGTTCCATTAAAAACTCCTTTCTTTTAGTTTAGGTAGAGATTCGTGTGTACTTTTAGGGCGTTCAAATGCCTTGACTGCCATAACTCTAACGTTCAT